CTACAGCAAGTTAGAGATATGGGTATAGCGGGTAGAGAGTTAGCCAACTTTGTTGATATAGCAGACGTTGACGGACCACTAGAAGCTATACGAGATACAATGTTTATGGCATTGACTGAAGCAAAACGTGCTAGAATTATAAAGTCACAGAACTTTAGAGAGTTAGATGCAGGGGTTAAACGTAGTTATTTGAAAAGAACTCTTGATGCTGATATGGCTGATACAAGAGAAGCTATACAAAGTATACTAAATATTAACAATAACTCTGATGATACTAACTTATTGATGGCATTGTTTGAAGCTTTTTCATCTATGCAGACAGTTAACAGTCTTGATGACTTTGACGCATGGGCAAGAAAGATGGTAAAAGGTGGTACGATTGAAGGTAAAAACCAGACAGGTGCACTAATCAGAGAACTACAAGGTGTTATGATACACAGTGTATTATCTGGACCTAAAACTCCTTTACGAGCTATTATTGGTACATCTACTCATACATTCTTACGTCCTTTTGCAACTACATTAGGTGGTCTAGGAAGGTTGCCATTTACTGGTGACACACGTACAATACGTGCGGGTCTAGCATCTATGAACGCTATGATGGAAGCTATACCTGAGTCATTTGAGTTGTTTAAAACTAGACTTAACTCATATTGGTCAGGAGAAATTGCTACTGTAAAAACTCGTTTCTCTGAATATACACAGGGAGATGATAACTGGGAAATACTAAGACGATGGGCTGAAAGCGATCGTGCGTCTGCCGGAGACAAGGCTGCATTTGCTATGGCAAATATGGCTCGGAGTATGAATGATAAAAACTTTTTGACTTACGGCACAAAACTAATGGCGGCTACTGACGATGCGTTTGCATTTATATTAGGTAGAGCTAAAATGAGGGAGAAAGCTTTAATGTCTGCATTTGATGCACAACAAGCCGGTGCACTTGCAGATGGTATAAAAATCAATCCCGCACTAATAAGAAGTTATGAGGATTATTTCTATTCTGATATATTTGATGCTGACGGTAATATCGTCGAAGGAGCAACAAAATTTGCCAGACAAGAAGTAACCCTAACGCAAGATTTGTCAGGTTTTGCTGCAAATCTAAACGCAGTATTTCAACAAAACCCTTGGGCTAAACCTTTCTTCCTGTTTGCTCGAACAGGTGTAAACGGATTAGCACTAACTGCAAAACATACACCCGGATTTAACTTTCTAGTAAGAGAGTTTAACGATATAGCCTTTGCCAAGCCCGGCAAACTAACCGACGAGCTAGCGTCTAAATATGGTATTATGACAGACCAAGACCTAATTAATGCTAAGGCATTACAAACAGGTAGATTGATGATGGGTGCTTCACTTGTAAGTATGGCATCATGGGCATGGATGACAGGGCGTATGACTGGTAACGGACCAATAGATAGGCAACAGAGACAAGCATGGATAGATGGTGGTTTTAAAGCAAGAACTTTATTCTTTGGCGATATAGGTGTTGAGTATGATTCATTTGAACCATTCAACCAGATTATGTCTATGATAGCTGACATAGGTGATGCAAGTCAACTTATGGGAGAAGAGTGGACAAAAGATAATCTACTAAAAATGGCATTATTATTATCTCAGGGTGTGACCAGTAAGTCTTACCTAGCGGGTATGCAGTCATTTGTAGATATATTTAGTGGTAAACCCGGTCAAGTCAATAGAGTAGTTGCAGGCTTAATTAACAACCAAGTACCTCTTGCAGGCTTACGTGCATCACTAGGTAATATATTCTCACAGTCTGGTGTTAATGAACTACAGTCAGGTATTATTGATTCTATACGTAATAGAAACAGATTGAGTGAAAACTTTGCCGGAATGTATGGTGGTGACTTACCTAAGAAAACTGATATATTAAATGGTCAGAGATTACAACCTTGGAACTTTATTGAAAGAACTTGGAACGCTACTATACCCGTAAATTTTGTGCTAAAAAATTCTCCGGGACGTTCGCTATTACAAGAAGGATATGATACACGGTTAATAACTATGTTCTCTCCTGATGGTGATGATTTATCTGATTCACCTAATTTACGAGCTATATTTCAAGAAGAAATGGGTAAAGAAAAGCTAGAAGCTAAACTAAATAGGCTAGCTAGAGACCCTAGAATTATAGCATCAGTCAATCAAAGGCGTAAGGATATGAAGAGTGGTGATCGAACTAAGTTTGAAAATAAAGATTACTTCCATAATATAATGATAAAAAAACTGTTTAGAGAAGCAAAAGGTAACGCTTGGGCACGTATGGTCGATTTACCCGAGGTACTAGCATTACAAAAAGCTAATGCAGAAGCAACGATTAAACGTAACATGAAGACAGATCAAACTACTTATTCTGAATTACTTAAAATTTATAAATAATGGCACTAACATTCATTGAATATACAGCGGATGGTAACAATAATAAAAATTTTACCTTCCCATCTATTACTACCACTGATGTCGATGTTAAGCTAGATGGTGCACTACAAACAGCAGGCACTCACTATAACATAGTTAACTATACACCTACAGGTGGTGGTACAGTTGAATTTACAACAGGAAATATTCCTAGCAGTCCAGTAATAATTCGTATTGCTAGAAGCACGGATGTTGGTTCGCCTCGAGTTACGTATACTCCCGGCTCCTCTGTAAAAGCAGCTGACTTAAACGAAAACGCACTGCAAACTATATACTCTTTACAAGAAGAAAAAGATGCAGTGCAAAACCTAGGTGGTACGTTGTCTAACGTAACCATCAGTGGTAACTTAAACGTAGATAGTAACCGTATTACTAATGTAGCAGACGGTATATCTGCAACAGATGGTGTTAACAAACAACAAGTTGAAGACATCACAACAAACAATAATACAGTGTTAGCAGGGCATGCTACAACCGCTACAACGCAAGCAGCTGCTGCGGCTTCGAGTGCTGCGACGGCTGCAACTGAAGCTACAAACGCTTTAGCACAGGCTAATGCAGCTGCGGCAAGTGCAATTACAGCACAGAGCGCAGGCTCTAACATGACAGCTCAGGTTAATGATGCTAACAAGTATGCTTCAAACCCTGCAAATACTGCATTTACTACATCTACGGGTGTAGCAAATCAGTTCTCCGCTTTACATTATGCTCAACTAGCAAATTCATATGCAGGCTTTACTGTCTTCTATGGTTTTTCTAGAAGTAGTACAGGTGTATTACAATTAACTTATGCAACTGCTTCTAACACTGCTACATATGCAGTAAAGGATTATGAGTACAAAGGCGAAGCACAATGGCTAATTGGAGACTCTGCTGCTTTACACTCTGCAACATCCGGCGGAACACAAGGAACTCCCAGATATTCCCTAAATTCTTCTGGACACTTAATATTAAATACAACAGCTTAAAAAATGGCACAAATAGATTTAGGCAAACTGAAGTTTACTTGGAAAGGTACATGGAGTACAACTTCTGCCTACGAGGTTGATGATGTAGTATTTTATAACGGGTCTAGCTATATTTGTATAGTAGACGCAGCAAATACAACAGACTCACCAGAACAAAACACAACGAATTGGACAGTCATGCAACGTGGTATAAACTACGTAGGCACATGGTCTAGTTCAACAAGCTATTATAGAGGTGACGTAGTTCTTTATAATAGTACTGCCTATATAATGGATTCTGACAGCGTTAGTCCATTATCAGGTACAAACTATACACCCGGAACAACAGCTTCCACAAACCATTGGAAAGTTCTTTCAACAGGTACAGCGGGTACATATGCGGCACCCGGAGACCTAGAATACAGAGGTAATGCAGGCTCTAACCTAGCTCTAAATATTGGTACATTAGGTTCAAGTCTGATTGTAGAAAACGACCCTAAAGAGTCATTCGTTGCGGGTACAACAGCTGTTTATGAACAGGTACAGCTACCCGGAGCAACACCGGCTACTGATGGTAAGTCAGCTTATCTATTTAACAGCGATCATCCTACACCTGAAAGTGTTACATATACTGTAACTGTAGCAGGCGGTAAGTTTGTAATTAATGGAACAAGTCAATTAGCACTTACACTAAAGACTGGAAGTACATATACATTTGACGTTAGTGATGCAACTAATGCAACTCACGTTTTAGCATTTAACGCAAGATCAGCTGCTACTAGCCCTACATTTGACTTTGAAACAGGTGCTGTAGCAAATGGAGTTACAAGATCAGGTACACCGGGTCAAGCCGGAGCAACTGTTACTTGGGTAGTACCACACTTAGGTCAGTTAGTATATGAATATTACTGTACACAGCATAGTGGTATGGGTGCAGCTATAACATGGACATCATCTACAAAGATAGTTGGTAGACTACTACATAGTGACTCACATCCTACTATTGACTTAACTAGAGGTAATCATTATACCTTTACGTTCCCAACTGCTACAGGTATGACCTACTCTATTAAAGATCAGGCAAACCATAGTAAAGCCGGTACTAACGGACGTATAACTGCGGGTGTAACACCTGACTTTGTAGCCGGTGGTTCTATATCTTTCGTACCATCTGACGCTACTCCTCATGCTATAATTAGAGACGAAGGTTTATCTGCTGACGAGATTAATATAACTCTTAACAGCATGTTCTTCAAACCTAAGTGGTCTGGTGCACAGAGTAGAAAACAAGATGAACCTAGAGATTTAAGTGATACAGCTTACAACGACCCATCATATAACGTATTTGCTAACCACGATATCAATAACTATACAGAAAGTATCTTACCATTACCCGGATATCTTAAAAATTCTGGTAGAGGATTCAGATATGGTACTACATCCGTAGGATATAGACAAGGTGGAATTATTACCAGAACTAGGTATACAATGTGGGGTAATATGCTACACAACGGTTCCAATGGCTACTACTATGGTGGTGGAGTTGGTGCGGGTACTTCTGCCATTAACACAGCTGACTATCGTCCTTGGGGTTCTAACTGGAGAACTCCTAAGATATGGTTTGAAGCTTTAGCAGGGAATAGTGATTATGCACACTTCTTAACAGGTGTCGACGGTAACGATTTAGGTTACTTAAATGCTGCGGGTGAACCACAGGTAACAAAACCAAGATTGAAACAGGTACATAAAGGTTCTTATTACGCATATCATTTATATGAAAATGGTATTGTAACCTTTGCAGGTTATGGTGGGTATGGTTCTTTCGGTAATGGTGTAACTAGAGACGCACATCA